ACTTACGTTTAGCATACAACACTGTAGGCGGCTCAGGTGTCTTAGACACTTGCGCAGTTGTTACAGCTCAGTATAACTAACTCATTCGGGGGGCTTCGGCTCCCCTTTTTTTTATATAATTATAACTATGACTACCACAACCGTTGATATCGATACCGAACTATCCGCAGTCAATGCGATTCTTGGTAGTATAGGTCAATCGCCAATATCAGGATTAGACTTTGCTAACCCTGAGATATCATTCATATACAATCTACTTAAAGAATCTAATCAAGATGTACAGAATGAAGGATGGACATTTAATTTAGAATATCATATAAAAGAAAACGTTAACACTTCTGATAATAAAATTATTATTTCATCTGATGTTATTCGTATAGATATGGAAGATTCATGGGATCGTACCCGTGACTTTGTTAGACGAAAAGATAGTGATGGTATTTGGAAGATGTATGATAGGGTAAACCACACATTTGAATTTCCAGATGATGATTACTTCTATGTTAATGTAGTTAGACTACTTCCATTTGAAGATATACCAACAGTATTTCAAAGATATATAACATACAAGGCATCAGGTAGAGCAGCTGTGCAGTTAGTATCTAACCCTGGACTACAGAAAATGTTAGGACAATATGAAATACAAGCCCGAGCAGCTTGCATGGAATACGAATGCAATCAAGGTGACCATAATTATATGGGTTGGCCCGATGAATCTGCTTATCAATCTTACAAACCTTATACAGCACTTAGACGCTAATGGCAAGTGTTACACAAAAAGTACCTAATTATGTTTTAGGTATATCAACTCAACCAGATGAAAAGAAAATACCAGGACAAGTTGTAGACTTAGTTAATGGTGTACCTGATGTGGTCAACCAATTACAAAAACGTCCTGGCAGTCAACTGGTTAAAGACATAACCACTACAAGTAACCCCTATGGGGATAGTAAAACATATGCAGTAAGTACTGCAGCTAATGCAAAATGGTTTAGTATTTATACAAAAACTAACGAACAATACATTGGTCAATGTGCAGCAGATGGTGTCATTAATATATGGAGATGTAGTGATGGTGCTTCAATCCCCGTTGATTATTCCCTTGTTGCTGGAACCAATAAAGCTACATATCTAGATAACACCGCATTATCAGATGAAACATCTTCTGATATACAGGTGATGACGATCAATGAAACTACCTTCTTTGTTAATAGAAGAAAAAATACAGCAATGTTAACTGGTACAGGTGATAAGTCACCAGCCCAGTTAAATGAAGCTTTAGTATCACTTGATACTATATCTTATGGTAAACAATATGCATTAGATATATTTGATCCAAACGATAATACTACTTATACACACACTAGAGCTACACAACTTGTAGTGGATGAATCATATAGCTACAGTGGTACCAGTAATGGTGACTGTTTAGGTATGGGTAGAGAAGTAGTAAGTGTAGGTACAGGTACAGATAAGTTTGGTACTTCACCTCCTAACATGAGTGCTAATGGTAAATCAAGACTTAGGTATTCAATAGATACAAGATGTACTCCACAACCTACAGCTCCAGTTGATGAAAGTTATGAATATCATGATACATATCAACCATTTGTAGATTTACAATTTGGTGGAGAAGGATGGGCGGCTAATGATACTCATCAATATACTTCAGAAAAAGGTGTTACTACAACAGTTAAAGTTAAAAATACAACAACTATTACATCAAGAGCTAATATAGCTGCTGTACGACCTATGGCCACATCATCCACAGCAGAACAGCATGTGTCTTCCGGTGGTATTTTAGGAGAGTTAAAATATACATTAGATAATATCAGTGGTACAGATATAATAGCAACAATATGTGGTAATGGTTTACATTTATACAGACCAAGCCCATTTGGTGTAACAACACCTGAAAAATCTTTGATGTCTATTGCTACAACTGAGGTTAATAATATAGCTGATCTGCCACGTGTATGCAGACATGGATATATTGTTCGTGTTGTAAACAGTGGAGAAGATATGGATGATTATTACCTACGGTTCCAAGCTGAAGGTATTGCCACAGACATTTCTAAAGCAGCTACATATTCCAGATCAGGTACAACAGTTAGTGTGTCTTCCACAGCTCATGGATTAAGTAATGGTGATACAGTCTTTATTGATTTTACCAGTGGAGCAGGTGCTGATGGACATTATACAGTATCAAACGTATCTAGTGATGCTTTTGATTTAGCAAATAATAGATCATCTGGTACAGTTAGTGCAGGTGCTACTTGTACATACACTCCAGCTCGCTTCGGAGAAGGCGTGTGGGAAGAGGTAGCAGCTCCTGGGATAGATATTACCTTAGATAAAGATACGATGCCTATACAGCTCAAGAGAGTTGATCCTGGTACCTATGCTATTAATGGTGGTTCTTCACGTAACTATACTAATGGAGCATTTCAATTCCAATATCCAGATTGGGGTCAAAGAGATGTAGGTGATAATATTACTAACTCTAAACCTACATTTATAGGTAACCCTATTCAAAAGATGTTCTTTTTTAGAAATAGAATAGGTCTGCTCAGTAATGAAAACGTTATCCTATCTAGGGTTAATGATTATTATAGTTTCTGGGTTAAGACAGCTATGGCTATTTCTAATTCTGACCCTATTGATTTACAATCAAGCTCTACATATCCAACTAAACTATTTGATGCTGTAGAGTCTGGTGCAGGTCTAGTAATATTTAGTGCTAGTGAACAGTTCCTTCTGAGTTCTGGTGCTGAAGCTTTACTTACACCTGAGACTGCTAAGATTGGTTACTTATCATCTTATGGATTTAACGCTGATACCAAACCTGTATCATTAGGTACAACACTAGGTTTCTTAAACAGTACTGCTAGACAAGCTCGTTTCTATGAAATGGGTAATGTATCACCTAGAGAAGATCCAACAGTACAAGAACAAACTAAAATTGTAGGTGAATTATTCCCTCAAAAAATTACAAATATATGTGAATCTAATGAAAATGATTTACTTTTATTTGGTGTAGATAGTACATTACATACTGCTACAAGTGAAGTATGGGGTTATAAGTATTTTGAGGCAGGTGGTAAACGTGCTCAATCAGCATGGTTCCGATGGACTATGCCTAATAACGTTATATACCATACCATTCTTGATGATGTATATTATGCAATATTGAAACCAGCTGCTAGCAATAAATTTACACTAGAAAAATTTGACATAAAATTAACTTCAGATACACCTATGATAGGCAGTGTACCTGATGAAAATAGGGTACATTTAGATACCAAGAAAACTATTGCAACTGGTGATATAACCTATGATGGTCAAAATGATGTTTCTACGTTTACATTAGGTTCAGGATATTATAGTTCTAAGAATTTATCCGTATACTGTATTACAGATAGTGACTCTGCAGGTAAAAGTTATGATGTACCAGCTGCTAAGATAACTGGTACAGCTCCTAACGAAACAGTAACACTACCTGGTAACTGGAAGACTTCTACTAAAGATGGTGCTTCAGTTAATACAGATCTGATAGTAGGATATGAGTATGAATTTGAAGTTGAATTACCTAAAATTTATATTACTCAATCATCTGGAGATTCAATAACATCACAAACTAGAGGATCTTTAATCATTCATAGAATGAATTTTGACTTTGGTGATGTTGGTGTCATAGATGTAACTTTAAAAAGAAGAGGAAGAGATGATTATACATATACAGTTGAATCATTAGAATGGGATAATGTGTTAGCTAGTACAGCAACTATTGCTAAAAGTTACTTACATACTATACCAGTTTATGATAGAAACGAAAACTTAACAGTATTACTTAAATCAAATCACCCATCTCCTGCTACTATTCATTCAATGAATTGGGAAGGAGACTATTCACCAAGATACTATCAAAGTGTCTAAATACATTCACCCAATAACAATAGAAGCTGCTCTTTATGTAGCTTCACATCTTCGACCTGATGATTATAGAGAAGTGAAAGAAGGCCACGGTCATGAACCACTTCTCTGGATTCCTCAGTCATCTTTCTATGGAGAAACAGTTTGGTTTGAAACCCCCGACGGCAGGAATGCCGGACTGGCGGGAGTGCAAGATGGTGGTCTTATATGGATGTTGTGTACACCAAACATTCATGACTATCCCCTTACCTTTGCACGGGAAGCCAAACGATTTATAGAAAGTAGAAAAGAAAAACTTCTTTGGAACATTGTAGATAAACGGAATACCGCTCATCTAAAACTTCTAAAGTTTTTAGGATTCAAGTTCTTACGGGAACTTAAACATGGTCCTAACCAATTAACCTTTATAGAATTTTGCCGTGTGCGAACCAGTATCAATGATCTCGATGGGGATCTCAGCAGCAGGACAAATTGCATCTCATCAAGCTCAAGTAGGTGCAGCTAGAGATGCTAATAATGCTAAAGTAAAAAACTTCCATAGACAAAATCAAGAATACAAAGTAACTGCTAATCTTGATAATGTTAAATATTTAAACGATGTTATCGATCAAGATCAAGATCAGGATAGAACATACCAAGCGATGTTAGATCAATGGTCTGATACAGATGCTCAATTAAAACAACTATTTGCAACTCAAGATTTTGCAATGGAAGATGCTATTATAGAAATGCATGAAGGTTCTTATGCTGGTACCCAGACAGGAGCCACTGCAGCTAGATTAGCAGGTAAGTCAGCTATGGAAGCTGGAAGAAAAAAAGCTAGAGCAATACATTCTAAAATGTTTGCTGTAGATGAATCTAATAGAGCGAAAGAAAAAACACATAGAGCAGCTAAACATGATTCTAATGTTTTATTTAGAGATGTAGCATTTGCCCCAGTACATGGTTTTGCACCAGCAGCTCCAACTATGGAAGCTGGACCTAGTAAGGCTGGACTGATACTTGGATTAGCAGGTACAGCAGTTGGCGGGTTTAAAGATGCTGGTGCGTTTAAAGCTCCTAATGTAATGAAGACGCCTGTTAATCCTTATAGTAGTACATCACTAGGTACCAGCAGAACCTCTTGGTCTGCTATGTACGGTTGAGGTAACATATGTCTACATCATACGCTAGGAATATCGAGAGGCTCAAGGCTAACCAACGTGAAGTCTCTAGACAGGAACAAGATGTTACAAGTGAAGCAGCTAGATTAAGCGGTCAAGCTCGTCAAAGAGCTGCCCAGGATTGGGAGAAACTTACACCATTTTCTGACGCATTAAAAGATTGGAAGAAAAAAGATATTGCAAAAAAGACACAGGAAGGTGTAGCTGAAGCTAGAAAAGCTAGATTAGATAAAGCTAAATGGTTAAATGAAAATGGTTCTGAAACTGCCCAAAGGATTTATGCCATTGAGCAAGCTCAGAAGATGGGTGAATTAGCATTTGAATTTGAAGATGCTAAAGCACAAGATCTTGAATACCATAAATTAAAAGAACAACTCTTAAAACAAGGTGGTTCAGCTGCTTACCCAGATGCTGATAGAATAACTCAACTCTCTCCATGGCAACAAGTCGGGTTTGCTCAAGAACAGATCCGTCAAAAGATGCTTGGGTTTAACGAGCAACTCGAACACTCTCTTCAAAACGGTACTGAACCTATATCTCTTGGAGGTATTACCTATACTGCAGCAGAAATAAGAGATAATAATCTTGCGTTTCCTATGAAACAAGCTGCTATTGAAGTATATGCTGATAAGATTTATACTAATTTAGGTTTAGATCGGTACTCAGACGAAATGATTAAGATGTCTGGGGTTAATGAAACGATTCAAAAAGCTAAAGATGCTCAATTAGGTAAGTATAGAGAACGGTATAACATAGAATCTTCTATGAATACCAGACAAAAAGCTCAATTAGAGTGGTCTAGATCAGAGAAAACAGCTATTGATTTACAACATTTACTTGTTAAAACCTCTAATACTGCTGATACTAAAGGTAATCTTTTAGGTCGTTCTGGTGGTTGGCAGCAAGTTGAATCTATTATTACACAAGAAGGTATAGCAAAACAAAACCCAGAGTATGCTGAGACTATATTAAACCAACCAATGCCAGATTCAATGGCAAGAGAACTAGGTGTTAAACCTGGTAAAACTTTTGCACAGCAATGGCCTGGTAAGGTTAAATCAATCAAAGCTGCTATTAGAAAAGGTTATGTTGACCAAGTGAATGAAGAAGAGAAATTCCTAGAAGCAGCTGGTACAGATAAAAAGAATGAATTCATTCAAGAAGCTAGGGAAAATCCAGAGGGTTTAACTTCTCAAAGAGTGAATGAATATAAAAGAGAATTTGGTAAATTAGGATTACCAATACCTTCTAGTGTAGAGAAATACGAAACAGCTAGTGATCGAAACCAAAGAGAAGATGAAGATCTACTTGAAGCTCTTATGGCTAGCCAGAATGGTTACATTTCTAATGAACAATTAGATTCATTCCATCCTATAGCTGCATTAAAACATAGGGAAAAAGCTTCTAGATTAGAAAAAGAAGCTCTCAAAGCACATGATGCTGAGAAAAAAATCAAAGCTCATCTTGATACAACCTTTGCTGGTATGGGTATTAAGGGTAATGAAAAGAGCCCTGCCTACATAGAAGCTATGGCAAATGCTAAAGCTGACTATGCTCGTCAATATAATAACTACATTGCAATGGGTTATGAACCTGCAACCGCAAGTCACTTAGCTTTACGTGGAAAACCAGGAGAAGCCAAGGGTGAGGATGGTGAACCAATCCCAGGATCAATGGGAGTACTTACTGAAATAGAAGCTAATGGTCCGAATAGTAAATATGTTATAGAAGGCCAATCTATTGAAAAATCAATTAAACCTGGACATCTTAGAGTAGCTAGAATTGCTAGTGGTAAACGAGAAATGCGTGATGATCCTAATATCATTTTCAATGGTACTATAGGTGGTGATTATGGACGTAGACAGTTAGATTCTATTATATCAAACATAGAAAAATATGATGTTAAAAAAGGTTTAAAGATGGATAAAAGTGCTATACAATATTATAAAGGTTTAGCACGTGGAAGAGATAATAATTGGATGGGTCTAGTAGATGCCCAATTAAAAGCTCGAGGACATAAAGGTTTATGGACAAATGATAAGCCAGAAATCCAAACCTTTATGGAAGGGAAAGATGATAATGGTGAAGATATCGTAGCTCCACAGGTCGAAGGGTTACGACGAGCAGTATCAACATGTTCAGGATTTCCATCTAAATCAACCCTATTATACCAAAGGGGATGTCTAAAGGATGGGTCTAATTATTATAAAGGTACACCTGTTTCTTATTGGGATAATCAAGAAAATTTACAACCATGGATGAACTGAATTTACAACCTGATGCATTAGGTGTAACTGACTCAACCTTTGAAGTAGAAGGATATGAAGATCAGATAGAACAAATTGAAAATGCATACCCTGAAGAAGATTTCAGAACACCCGTTGAAAAACAAGAAGATGTAGATGCTACATTAGGACAACCCCAACAAGAAGCTGAAGTATCTCCTGTTGACCAAATCGCTGAACAACTTGTTGAACCTGCTGGTCCATCTCCAGAAGAAGTAAAAGCTCAGAAACAAGCTGAAAAAGAAGCTGCTAGAGCTGAAGCAACTAAGCATTTAACTCAAAGAGTTTATAATGAAGAAACTGGAGAAGTAAATATAGATTCAATTTTAGATGCTGACGGAAGACAAATTTCTACACTTGCTAATGGTACAGAAGTTATACAAGCACTTAAATTAACACGTGATTATTCTGCAAAAGAAGATAAAGTTTATGAATTACTAAATGGTGTCAATCTTAGCAATAAGCTTGAAGCATTTGTAATGATAAAAGATGACCCTGAACTCTTAGCAGTATATGATACTAATGGTGATAATCAATTAACTTATAATGATTTCTTTGATACTACCAACTTAAATGGTGGTGATGGAATGACTGCTGAAGAGGATGCAGTTGCAACTCAAGAGTGGTTAGAAAGTCTAGCCAATCCTGATGCTGAAGCAAGAGGTAAAGCTATCTGGCAACAGTACGGTGCTGGACAGAACATGGCACTCTTCATTAATAGAAGACGTAAAGGTTACTTTGATCCTAGTTGGGAAGAAGATACTAAGTCATCTGCGTCAGGTGCATGGTTTGATAGAGGTGCTGATTTATTAGAAACGATTGGTAGTGTAGGAGATGTCATGCAGGGTAAAAGCTGGCATGAAGATTCTACATTTGATGATGATATATTACAACACAAGAATACCCAATCAATGGAATTTCTTGTTAATAACCCTCTTGCAACTACCGAATATTCTAGAGATATTTATAACGGCACCTATTGGGCTACAACGGCTTTGATGGCAGCTGCTACTTACAAAGGTGTAGGTGGAGCTGTAGGTGGAGCAGGTATGACTGGCTTAGGTACTGCTATTACAGGTTTGAC